ACATCCTGCGTTCCTCTATGTCTCCTGTCTTTCCCTACACGACGCTCTTCCGGTTGTGTGATTGATATGTGCGTGTGTTACTTACCAACTCCAACGTATTGGTCGCTGGTGTAATGCTTGGGAATGCGAATGTAGTCATTAAGCGAACCTTCTTCGACGCATAAGGTCTTGAATAGTCATTATAGTCTGCTGGGAGGTTTGCGCCATTGCTGATTTGATTTTCTGGTCAACATCTGCGCCTGAACCTCTAGCGTCTACGTTATTGACGACAGTTATTCCGCCGCCGCCCATCTTATTATTAGGAACAATAGAGCCGCCCTGATTAGGCACGAACATCTCAGGCCCACGCTCACCAACCATATATGGCTGACCTGCTTGTACTGAGCCGCCGATAGCTTTACCAGTCAAACCGCCACCGCCACCGCCACCGCCACCGCCGCCAGTCATGTTTTTAATAAACGATATGAAGCCGCCAGTTATCTTGTCTATTATGAACAACTGTATAGCCTGAGCGATTAGGTTTTTGACCATAGACTTGAAAGCGTCTTTTAGGCTCGCAGTACCTTCGACAACACTCATTAAACCAGCAGACATATTTTTTACTGTGGTTTCTGCGAAACTGTCCATCTTCTTCTGAAAGCTGTCTATCGGTATCTTATTAAATGCTTGATTTAATGCGCCCAAAATACCTTCCAGCGTGGTTGTAGCATCTTCAACAGGTTTAACGTCTGGCGGCGCAACAACTAAGGGCATAGCTAATTCTTCCCTTAATGTTGTCAGCTTTCCTAGTATCCCACCAAACTTTTCATCTAAATCAACAAGTCCAAAATCTTCAAGCGAAACACCTGCGTCTTCCAATGCTTTAATTTCGGTCTGCAACTCATTAAGTCTGACTCCCATTGCCAAAAGACCATCTTCTGCAATTTTCATCTGTTTTGGGTCAACTATTCCGCCAACACCTGCGGCTTGAGCTTGGACCTTACGCCTCATTGCGTAAAAAGCTTTTATAGCAGTTTCAGTAGTTGCTAATTCTTCTTTCAACGCTGCGAGTGCGCCAAATTCGCCGGTGCCAGTAAAAGTTTGAAAATCAATAACCTGTTGACGCAAAAAGTTAATGCCGGTGATTATCTGATTGATCATCGTCTCTGCGCCTTCAGCTACAGCTACGAAAGCACCGATCATGTTTCCTGCCATAACTCTTGCTAGGTTAGAAAAACCACCTTCAGCAGCGGCAGCGTTAACTAGCAAGTCTTTGAAGTGAGTTACAATTTTATCTAAAGCGGGGGCGAGTGCTGCTGTAATTTGGTCAGTGACACCTTTGAAGATTGTAAACAATTTAGCCATTGAGTCGTTGGCATCTTCAACGCCTTTAGCTGCGTCTGATGACATAACAGCACCAAGCGTTTCCGCCTCATTGAACAACTCACGTATTCCTGCCGCGCCTAACTGGGTCATTTGCAGCAACGCCACACCCTCAGAGTCGAATAACTTCATAGCTATTCTAGTGCGGTCTATTGGCTTAATATTGTCTTCAAATGCTTGAGCCAGTTTAATCATCTGCTCATCGAGAGGGAGTTTGATTAAGTCGGTAGCATTTAGCCTCAACTCTTGCAGCGCACCTCTAGCTTCGCCAGTGCCGACCGCTGCTTCTGAAGCTCTACGACCAAAACGCTGCATAGCCATATTAAGCGTCTGCGTTTCCACGCCACTAATCTTTGCCGCATACTGCAAACGGCTTAGTGATTCAGTAGTTGTGCCGATTCTTGTAGCAGTCTTTGATAGGGCATCTGTAGCCTCTAAAGATCTGTTAATTAGCAAGCCGATACCAGCGGCACCAGCTACACCAACAAAGGCCGTCTTGAGGTTTAGAGCGGCCCCTGCGACAGCTTTTAGACCCTTTGTTATTCCACCGAAAGCCTTTTTCGTTTTGTCTAAGGCTTTTATGGTTATCAATACGTCTTGTTTAGCCATCTGCTTTCTCGCTCATTATTTTGTAGAAAGCCAGCCACTCATTCATTTCTGAAAGCGGCATTTGTTCGGCCTCCCCGATGCTCATGTGCAGCCGATCAGCCAAGGAAACTAAGTTGAACCTCAACTGATCGGACGTTAGTTTTTTTCCTGTTCCTCGACAGACTCAATCTCAGCAAACATTTGCCCAGAGATTTCAGAAATAACGCTAGTCTCTTCACCCATGAGGTCGTATTTGTCTTCTGCTGCTGTAAATAACCGTTCACCACCCTCATCTGTAGCCTTCATAACTATCAAGTCAATCATTGCGGTTACTGTGGTGTTTTCCATAAACTTTGGATGCTTCTTTTGAAGCTCGTTTATGTCATAGCAAGTGATTGGGCTGCAATACATAGCAAAGGGCTGTCCATCAGGATCAGCCCATGCCTCAACTTCAATCTTACGTGCAGTTACTTTTCTTCGATTTCTTAATTCTTTTGCTAATCCCATAATGGGGTTCCTTACGCTGTTGCTTCAGTTACTGCGCCAGATACTTGTAATTCAAAACTTCCCTCAACCATACCATCAAATGATGCTGTGATTTCTTTGCTTACTACCAAGCCGCCACCACTGTAATACTTCTCGCCAGTGCCTGTGCCTGTAGGATACAACTCAAATATCAAGTCCGCCGCTGGGTCTAGGACCAACTGTACCGCGTCTGCGTCATCCCAGTACGCATCAAGCGACAAGGTTGCTGTCTTTAATGATCCCTTGTAAGTGCGCGAAGTATCGCCCATCACAGTATCTTCTATCGTGTCTGCGGATTCGCCAAGTGTATAACTGCGAATCTCACCCATTGCAGCGACAGAGCCGCCACTAACTGCTAATTTGACTACGCCGCTTGAGCCTTTAGTCGTTGCCATGCTGTCACCCCTTAGGTTGTGCCTCTAGTGTATTGGTACTCACATCGTACCGTTAGAATTACCCCACCAACTGGGGCAATACTTCCATCGTCGGTCTCTACGGTTATCAACTGGGTATCCAGTGCGTAGCCACCACGCGATCTATCAACGTCTAGCTTTTCTTCGATAGCTTCGACGATATTATTTCTGGCTGTATCCAGCCCAGTACCTTTGACGTAACAGACTAGCTGATAGTCAATGACACCAAATCTTTGAGAAATGCTACCGCCAACGGTTGCGTCTTCTCTGTTTTCGTTTGTTGTTCTCACCAAGATTGCTGGGTATTGCGCGTTGCTTAGTTTGTCGAATTCAAACGGCTCACGGGTTACATACTTTATGGTCACTGGCGAGGTTATCGCCTGCAATGATGTAACTAGATTTGCAGCAATGTTTTCCCTCACACTCATCTATCCATCTCCTTGCGGAAATATGTAGACAGCCTTTGCTCTTCTTTCGGGTTAAACCCAAAGAATGGGCGAGTGTCATTATTGAATGCCGCTTTCTTTGCCGCTAATGGGTTGTCAAAATAAATCTGAGCAGTGCGTGAGTTCAGTTGCTTTGATTGCATAGAGCGCAACATCTGCCCAGTATTAAATAAATCTACTGGCGAATCAGGTTTACCCTGTTCACTCAAAACAGCCATATATTCTGGCGTGTACGGCTTAAAGGCTGAGTTAATGCCTCTACCTAGCTTCGTGCGGTCAAGAATGATTTGCTTGCCTAGAGTACCAGTTCTGCCAATCGCTCTTGTAATACCGCGAGATATATCACGCTGTGCCTGCTTGGTGATCTTTGTCAGATCTTTAGGCTTAGTGTTTATGCGTAAGCCCAGACTCATCTAGTTAAACGCCCAAACGAAACAGCCTCTTTCTCATCACCTTCTACAGTGCCACTCTGGTCGTCGTCATATTCCACGCCATCTTGGAAAACAGCAACTAACTCTTCTTCATAACGCTGCTTGTAAAAGCTAATCATGTTTAGGAATCGGTCATCTTGTACCCAGTTAGTTAACTGAGGGAGGGCGTACTTCCACAACACTAGATATGAGTTGCAATACTTCCACTGTGCATCTGTGAGTAGGCTTGCGTCCATCTCACCGCTGATACCTTTCTTGTACCACCACTGATTGCGGATAGTCCTAGTCAGGTCTGCTTCGGCCTTTGCGTGCTCAGTTGAAAACGAAGTTATGCCGAATGTAAGAATGTCGGGAACAAGTGCAACCAAGTCTGCGTCATTAGAAAATGCCATTTACCATTTCACCTTGTCAGCCCAATAAGCGGCTGATGCTGTTTTGTCTTTACGACCTCTGGCTATGTCCTTGGCGAATCTCGCTTTGAACGACCTGCGCTTGGCTTTGTCTGCCTCACTCTCATTATTTCTAGGGGGTTTGTTATCAGCACCTTGTTGACCGAAGCGAATCAAGCGAACCTTGTCACCTTCCTTAGCCAATACTGCGTGGCTTTTGGTTGCGTGCTTGGTTGTACGCTTAGGCTTATTGTAGCCCTCGAATCTTTCACCGCGATAAGTGATAGCCATAATACCCTCGAAAAAGGGCCAGCCCCGCCCGTGGGAAGCGGGGCCGACCAAACCGCCTTAAAGGGCAGCGTCAAACGTCATAGATACACCATATGAGTCGTCAAGCTCACCAGTACCGTATACGGCAGTAGCGTTAAGCTCGAATGCTCTTAGTGATGCGTCACGCTGAGTCTCAATCTCGAAGTCGCGCTTCATTACTAGCGCAAGTGCTTCGCGGCTGAATACACCACCGATTGCGTCATCTGATCCATCAACAGTCATATTTGTTGATTCGTAGATGTCGATACCGGCGATTGTGCCAACGTATGACTGAGCCATAGCTACGTTCTGAATGTCACCGCCATTTGGGTTAGCAAATGTATTGGTGAGGTTTGCTTTCAGTTGGTACGCTTGGAAAGGGTGAACAACAGCGAAAATATCGCCTTGCGCCTTAGCAGCTCTCAATGTGGCAGCAGCCTTGAAGATGTCAGCAACGGTAATTTCCGTACCCGCTCCACCTAGGCCAGAACTAAAGCCAGTGAACAAGCTGATTAGATCAGTGTCCATCTTAGTAGCGATAGCGTTACCTAACACTGTGCCAAGCTCAACAGCAGGATTGCCCGCGCCCATAGCAGCAACGTCTGTTAGTACAACTTGTGCGCCAACTTCACCAATGGTGATTGATACGCTAGAAGTAGAAACAGTTGTTGAAGTCATGTCGGTGCCTTCAGTCAAAGCAGCAGCAGTGATTGCTGGGTACTTAGGAACCTGAATGGTCTTGCCGGCTTCAGAACCGATGTTGTATTGCGTAACCAAGCCAGCCATCAAAGAATTTTCTTCAGCGGTGAAGCGTGCTTGCGCGATGATATTTGCGAATAGATCGTCTAGGGTCGTACTGGTAGATGCAGCCATTGTTTTATACCTTAATCAAAAATGTGGTTTATTTGGTTCGCTTCATGTGCTGAGCGTAGGCTTCTTTGCCGCCGTCATTCCAATTGCTTACCATATCTGCCACAGATTGAGGCTTCTGCGTGGAGCCACCAGCGTTACCCTGAGTGCCTGCCCCTCCAGATGAGGCGCGGACAAAATGCGGGTTTGCCGTTAAAAAGTCGCCCACATACTCTGATATAGATAGGGGGTCGGCCTTGTCATTGTATCTCACTATCCCGCTGCTATCCAAAACTTCAACTGAGCCATCGTCAGTGAGTTTCAAGTTACCGCGTAACAGTTGCGACACCTGTTCTGGTTCTACTGCGTTAAACCTGCTTGCCGCTGCCAGTAACGCCCCATCAATTTGGGTTGTTTCTAGTCGCTGCTTGTAGGTCGCAATCTCCAGATCTTTCTTTTCAACAGTCTGCTTTAGTATTGACTCGAACTCGCCTTTTTCTTTTTGGCGTTCTATGGTCGCCTGTTCACGCTCAAGCATGAGTTGACGAGCTTCTTCTAAGTCAATGCCTTCTAGCTTCTTGTCCAGTTTGCGGCGTTCACGCTGTACGCGGTCAGCTACAATGCGGTCAAGTTCGTCTTGCGAAAAGGTCTTTTCTTCCTGAGTTATTTCGGTGGTCTCAGTTTCCACACTTTCTTCCATGATTTCATCGCTCATGTTACGCACCTCTTTCGAGTTAGGGGGATTATAGCAGCTTCACAGAGAAGTCAACCGTTATTTTTTCTTTCGCTTATTCTTCTTCTTGCTTATCTGCTTCAGGCTCTTGCCGTACTTGCTTGGGTTCATCTTTGGCATCTTTCTTACCTCTGGTTTTTTTAGGGAGTGGTAGCAGCACACTCACAATGCCGTACAGGTCATCGAAGTCTGCCTTTTCTTCTTCAGGTGCCGCAGCAGCTAGTGGCTCTAGTAGCTCACGAATTGCTGGCGGTATTGGTCGTCTAGCGCATAGGTTTTTAGCGCGGTCTAGTTCTTTACTCATATTATTCCTCTACTCTTGGTAGCCATTGGTGACGGCAGTTATACCCGCCCCTCACTATGAAAGGGTCGCCAGCAGACTTGCCAGCCCATGACCCTGCCCATATCTCTGTAATCTCATCCGCAGTGTAAATCTTGCCAACGTGCTTTTTGCAGAACTCGCGGCTATCACGAATAACATCACCGTAGTATTCAAAGCTGTCTATGCCCTGCTCTCTGGCAGTGGCAGCAGTTATTGACGCGGAATATTGATTGAGCGAATCCGTTGCATAAGTTGTCGCATAACGCCGAAGATTATTGCCAAGCCGATCAGCAGCGTAGACTGAATGCAGTTTATCAACTGCCGCCTTTTGTGCGGCTCCCGTAGACCCCTGAGCGATTTCAACCAGTCGCTTAACTTCTTCTTGATCGCTTGCTTGATAGATTCCATTGATGCTTCCCCGCAGGTTGTCTATAAGTTCTGCTTTCGTGCCGCCGGTCAGCGAGTATTGATAAACACCAGTGGCAAGCGTATCTAGTTGCTGTGCAGCTAAAGCCTCAAAACCTTGGAAAGATAGACGCTGAAGGCTTGCTATAGCCTCTTGCGCCACTCCCGTGAAGGTTCCGTAGTTATTCAGCATGGTCAACTGGCGTGCTGCTACGTCCCTGTAATCGCCCAGAATGTCTTGCACCTCAACTAAGAAGTCTTGCTCAATAGCTGTGCGTAACTCAGTTCTGGCACTCACCGCCCACTCTAAATCAAACAACTGCCCATCTGTTTCTGGGGCTGATTGTATGTAGCCGGTAATGCGCCCCTCTAGTGTTTGCAGTGCATCAGACAACATACGCTGATGCTGGTCTGCCAACTCTTCTAAGAACTCTGAGTAGTCATCTACCGCAGCCATTACTGGGTAGGCTCATCCGTTGACGGCTTGAACAACTCATCACCGCCATTGACCGGCTCTAGGCCAATCTTTTCTCTCACCTCATTCGGGCTGACAGCACCAGAATCAATGTGATAAGCGTATATCTGAGTCTTCTCATTGAAGTCACCCAAAGCCTTAGTTGCATCATCTATTTCTAAGTGCGCTTTTGCCAGCTTGTCATCATCTAATACTAGGTCGGCAATTTGCTTGTCTATTTCCTGCATTAAGGTGATTGACCGCACACCACTCGCTCTCATCTGCTGTAAGAACAACAACTCTTTGTCGTAATCACGAAGGTCGAATGAATCAGGGTAGAACACCTCTACGTCTGGCGGTATGTCTAGCCAATTGCAAAAGTACGTCCACATCTGCTCTTCTGCTAACTCAAGAAGGTCTGCTTTCTCTGATAGCTTGGCATTTAGCATCTGGAATTCAGTCTGCATTGCTACGCCTGACTGCGTAATTACTTCAGTCCCGCGAACTGCGCCCATATGAGCCATGCGGTTGATAGCAGTCACTTTGTCTTTGATGCTTTCGCGTATGCTCCCAATGTTCTGGCCTGAGGGCTGCAACAAATAGGGCTGCACCTTACCATCCATATCATCAGACACATTGATCACTGAACCGGCACCGGCACTAGCGTCAGTGTCATAGGTCTTAACCAGTGAGGGGTGGTTACTAATCCTAATCAACTGCTCGATCTCAGACAGTTCGCTGTAAATAGCCTTCTGCATATAGGCAATGTCGGATAGGTCAGATATACCGATACTTCTGGTAACACTTCTAGCAGCCGGTAGATAAACCGCAGGTATGACACCTAGTGAGTTATCTATGGTTTCCATCAGTACTTCGTCTTCACCATTAGACTTCCAATACTCGATGGTATCTTTGCGCCACACCCTGTAATAGCTAACCTTAGTGGTTGCTGTCTCACGATCAACAGCCTCACGCAGCTTTAAGTAGGTCAATTCAAACCTACCTGATGGTGTGCGCTCCCACTTCCAATCAAATACATTCTCTGGTGTAAAAAGCGACACATAAGGCCTGATGTCTTGGTCTAGCTCTTCTGCGCGGGTTCTAGCGTTTGACTGCGGCTTATCAACCATTATCCAGACGTTGCCGTAAACACTGGCCCATATCTGCGCTTGCTTCATAAAACTATTGATGTTCATGCCATCTAAGTCAGCATCATCGGTGAACTGCTCTAGGGCTGCATTGTTAGCCAGTGAGTTGTATACCCTGACTGGTGGCGTGCGCCATAAGAATGAACTGTAAATATGCACTACGTTGCGGCAGTGGTTATCTAAAGGCGTAAGCTGAATTCGTCTTGCGTACTCGTTCTCTGACTCGTTTAAGTAGCCAGTTAAGTAATTCCCGTCTTGGTATTCTTGCCCGCCAATATATGAACGCAGGTAGAACTCCCACCGCGTTTCATTGTTTTCGTAATCGGGGTGTTGGTAGTCAATCGTCTGCATCAGCTCCACCTTTGCGGTTGGGTAATTTGGTTTTGTTTTCTGATTGGGTACAGGTATTCCACCAAGTAGCCCAGAGCGTCATTCATATGGTCAAAGCCGTCATCTTTATTCGGCTGACTTGTTCCCGTTTTGTAGGTTTGCCGCTCAAGTGAAGCGATAGTCTGCTTACACTGAGGATCAACGTATAACGCCCTCACTCCCGTTGTAGAGCAAAGGCGGCTGTTTACTGCGTTAATTCTGTCACGAATGGCTGGGTGCGAATTCCTAACCTTAATCGTAAACCCTGCATTCTGTAATATGGAAAGATCTGTGCGCCCTCCCGCGCTTGTCTTGCGCTGCTTACTAGCTGGGTCTGGGTATACAGTTATGCGTCGATCTGGATACCTTTGCTTAATTTCGTCTGCCATTTCGTCAGTGTTGCTGCCGTACATAACAATCTCATCAACTGCTTTTAATGTCTGGCCTTCACGAATGCACACAACGGCGCTCATGGGGTCTAAGTTAAAGTCCATGCCAATGTGCAGGTCATCAGTTAAAACGCCTCTACGCACGCTCTCCTCGCGATTAAACGCATAGTAGATGATGCCGCTGTAGTTAACAAACCTTGCCTCGTACTCCTGTTGGAATGTGCGCTCATCTAAGTCAGCCTTTGCTGCTTCGATTTCTTCAGCATCAACGTTGCCGCCCTCTACTGTGGTGTACTGAAAAGACCGCCACCCATCCTCATCATCAACGCCTCTAGTCCACACATCATAGAAGTGGTTGCGGCCCTTTGGGGTGCCAATAAATAGCGCAGAGCCTTTGCGGTCAGATAGTGAAGGTCTTAGCACCTCAAACCATGCCTCTGGCCTCATATCAGCAAACTCATCTAGCACTACAAAGTCCAACGCCCTCCCTCTCAAGTTATCAGGCTTCTCCGCCCCTTTGAGTGATATGGTTGAGCCGTTGCGTAACAGTAGACTCAGTGCGCTTTCGTTCTTCTTGGTTATGTAGCCAGCAGGAAGTGCATCATTAAGCATGTCCCAAGCTATTTCTTTTGCTGCCTTGTAAGTCGGTGCAACGTACCAGCAATTTCTGTTCTTGCCGCCTAGCGCAGCCCTTAACAGTTCATGCGTTGACAGGAACGTCTTGCCAAACCGTCTACCAGCAACCACAGCCCTGAAACGTGACTCACTGAAAAAGATGTCATCTTGTGGCCTAGTTAGCCTCACTTGCTCGCTCAATGACGATAGGTGGCAAGTCTTGTGCCTCTGGCTCTACTTGATCTGTCTGCCCTAACCAGTTCTTGCCTAGCCATACGAGCATGGTTGTATTGCCGTCCATTGCAGCAGTGTATTGCTTGCGGCGTAAGCTCATTTTGCCGTTGCTGGCCTTTTGTCTAAAGTAATCCGCAAAACTGCAATTATGCTCACGATGACAAGCGCGGTTCAATGTGTCGTAATCTACACCAAGTACGGCAGCTTGCTCTTCACCAGTGCAGTGAATAGCGCACATTTTGTCTACTTGATCCCAGTCTATAGGTTTCAAAGGTCTAGACATTATGCTGCCTTAATTGGAGCGCTGAGGTCGGAGTTGCACCGCCCTCTCCCACTTGGATAGTAGGTGTGTCGCTTTCTACACTTCCAGCGCGTTTTGGGTATGGCTTTGCCAACTTCTTTAATTTTCGCATAATTGTTTTATTGAGAGGCATTAAATATCTATGCTTGCCTTTTCCATGTATTTTTTTTGCTGTCGGATAAGCCTTCAGAACTTTTTCTTCACTAGTCAGCTTTCTTATACTCATCGTTCTTGAGTGAACAAATTTTCCGTTAACTTTCCAATGACCAGAGAATCCCACAGTGATATATCCAATTCGTAGCTTGATAAATAATACCCAAGTGTCCTTGTTCCGGGTCTGAATAACTTACCAATACTTTTATCTCACTAGCGTTTTCCTTTAACCAATTGAATGTTTTGGATAAAACCACACTCTCTGTATTCTTACCATAATCATCAAAGATAAATAACCTTGTTAACTCCAACACCTCTTCTTCCTTTAACTCAGGTGAAATAGATTTAGGAGCACTTCTACCAACAGGATAACCATAGATAGCCACACCAGCTAACTTCTCATCTTTC